GAACACCTTCCCGCGCCACCAGCTCGGGTAGAGCCCCGTCAGGTGCATCGCCACCTCGGCAGCCGCGCTCATGGTCTTGCCAACCTGGTTCGCGGCCATCAGCAGCCGCTCGCGGTACGTCGCCCCGGCCTCGTGGAACAGCCTCTGCTTTGGATAGGGCCGGTAGTCCAGCAGCCGGCGCTTGGACACCTCGCGCTTCAGCTCAGAGATGGCCGCGCGCAGTTGCGCCACCGACAAAGGGATCGTTGCCGGCGGCGTGGGCATCATTCCTTGCATATTGATTATTCTTGCGTTTCAGGCAATTGCTTGGGCATTTGCCTAGCACTTGCTACAGCACTTGCCGCACCCTGCCTCGCGTCCTCGGCGACCTGCAGCCAGTGCTCCATCACCTCCAGAAGCTGGCGCTGCTCGTCGTGCGACAGGTGCGAAAACGGCCCAGACTCGATGATCTTGCGGTCGGTGAACATCGCCAGGTGCCGGCCGATCAGCTCCAGGGCCTTGTTTGCGCCCATCGCGTTGAACGTGTAGGCCGGCGCCATCTTGCCATCCGGCGTCTCGACCCAGATTTGCTCGCCCTTGCGGTCGAGGACCGGAGCCGACTGCATGCAGCGCGCGGCCACGGTCTTGAGCTGCGTCAGGACGTAAAACTCATCCACTTCGGCCATTTTCTGCGCATTTACAGCAGCCTGCCGCCTCAAATTACCCTTCTCAAGAAGCAGGTTATTGACCCGCTGCTTTACGTCTGCCCGCGCGTGCAGCTTGCAGGCATAGACTTTGGGCGCTTTCAGCTCGGCGACGCGGTATCCGGCCAGTTCCAGGGCCTTGAGCTGATTGTGTCCGTCCGCGAGGGCGCGCGCGAATGCTTCGTGCCTTGGGTTTTTGAGTGCGCCTGGGACCGTGTTAAGGGTCATGGCGGTGCTCTCCTTGGTTGACTTGGCGTTACCAGCGGTATCCGATGGCGTAGGGCGGGCCGACGAGTTCGCCCCTGTACGTCGGTGCAGGCTGCTGCTTGGACCGCCGCCGCTCGCGATACCTCGCGCACTTGTCCCGGCTGCGCTGAGCCCTGGAGGCCACCAGGGCCGCCCGGTCGGCTTCGTACTGCGTGGCAAGCTGCGTCCGCACGCCAGGCATGTAGGCCGCCCCCACGGCGCCCCAGACCTTGATCGGCAGGCCGCCGTGCGCGGATACCTGCTGGCCGACCACAACCGCCTGCATCGTCTTGCGCAACCGCCCAACGGCGCATTTCACGGCGTTTCGGTCCTCGCCCAAAAGCTGGCACAGCTCCGGCACGGTGCGCGGCGCGGCCTCGAGCAGATCGAGGATTTCGACGCCAATGGTGAGGCGGCGCGAACATAATACTTGACTATCCTGCATGGTCTTTGTACGCCTCTCAACTTGACTTTTACACGCAATGCGTGTATACTGTAATTGTGGATCAGGTGATCCACCCCGCGCCTCGGGGGACGGGGGCCAGGAGACAAAGATGACCATCAAGTCGATAACCCCGGTGCTCACCAACCGGGGCTGGCTCGTGCGGGTGCGCCTGCACGACGGCTCCGAGCTGTTCAGCGCCCCCGCGCGGAACGGCCACAATTTGACTCTGGCTGAGGCCCAGGCGACGGCGTCCAGCCTCAGCCGCGACATCGCGCGGCACGGCGTGGCGGGAATGCTCGACGGCTACGCCCCGCTGCCCGCCGGCCTGACCCTCGCGCGTCAGTGACCAGCCACCAGTTAGCCGACAGGAGACAGACATGACCCGCATCATCGACCTCATCAAGACCAACCCCCTCCGGATCGTGTCCGGAGAAGGGGAGGTCGGGTCCGTGGAGGACTACGCCGGCGCGCGTACCCTCCGCGCCCTCAAACTCCGGCTGGCCCGCGAGCGGGCCGGTGGGGATCGCTGGGCGCGCGCGGAGGTCTACAGCCATCAAGTCGATGGCGCGAACGTCTGGATTGACGTCCAGACGGGTGAGTACCGGTAAATGTACCACCCAGCCAGTTCTGCCGCCCAGGCCATCCGCGCCCTGCTCGCGCAGCAGGGTGGCGGCGCCCGGGCGCTGCTCGTGACATCAGGGGGCGATCATGACTGACATGACTGACATGTTGTATTGCGCATGGTGCGGCGCTGAACGCACCGTCACCCCGTGCCCACACTGCGGGCAGACAAGCGCAACGGTCGTGCCGCCGTCCCAGGAGCCCTGCGCCTATTGCGGGGCTCGGCCCACGTGGGCAGCCACCTGGATCATGGACGGGCAGGAGAGCACCGTCTTTTTGTGCGCCGCCTGCGACGACGCAGAAGCAGGCTGGACGACGTGACCGCCCACCCCAACCGGGGTCGGGGCCGGGGCAACCCGGCCCGGAACCCAACGCCGGCCGAGATCCGCGCCGCCCGCGAGGCGGCCGGATTGACCCAGACCGAGGCCGCCCGCCTCATCTACTGCACCCTGCGCGGGTGGCAGGGCTGGGAGGACGGCTCCCGCCGGATGCACCCGGCCATGTGGGATTTATTTCTCCTGCGCGTTGGGTTGCCCACAAGCTTTTGATCCTTCCGCCTTTTCTCAAACCATTGCGGGCCGGGCTAATCAGTGCGCGCCCGGAATGCCGTGACCCGGAGCCGCCGTCATGCGCAGCCATGAGCCCGCATCCAACTCCAACACCCCGTCAGCGCCGCAGGCGACGCACTGCGGGTAATCGGCCGCGAGCCGGCGGGCGATGATGCCCACGTAGCCGCAGCTTTGGCAGCGGACCTCCTCGCGCAGCCAAAGCTCGTCGGCCAGCGGGCCGCTCGGCCTCGGTTGGGGCTCCAGCGCGAAGCCGCTCATGCTCTCATCCCCTACAGCCACCAGCGCGTAAAGCTGAACTGCCCGTGCGTCGGATGCACAAGCCACGAGGTTTGATGGGCCGGCGCGTGACGCCCGCATGAATGGTCGAATGCGTTTGTGCCCGACAAGCTGCCGCCGATCATCCAGTGCAGGCCGTCGAAAGCCGTGTGGAAGTGCCCGCACAGCAGCTTGGTGAACGCCGTCTCCTGGAAGCCCATGCGCTTGACCGCCTCCATTGCCACGCGGCGATCAAAGCCGTAATACGGCAGTCCGGCCCAGCCCTTGATCTGGTGGCCGTGGAACAGCAGGTAGCGCTCCGAGCCGATCTCCACCAGAGCGCTGGCCTTGGCGTGGATTCGGACCTCGACGTTCGCGTGCCTTGACAGATACTGCTTAACGATGTGGGCGACGACATAGCCCCAATTGTTCTCCCCACCCTGGGCCGCCTGATTTTTTTTGGTCATCCTGCCGTGATTGTCCAGGGTAATCATATCGACGGTCACGCGACCGAAGTGCGGTGCCATCATCTGCACCAGCGCCCCGATCTTGTACCCGGCCTGCACCGCCTGTACCGGGGCCGGGTAGGCGTTCGTGACCCTCAACTCCTCGTGTATGTCGCCGCTGATGTAATCCCCCGTGCCGAGGATGTGCAGGTGCGGCAGGTGGTAGCCGGAGCGCAGGACGTGGGTCACGTCAATCACAGACTGCCCCAGCCGGTTCAGCCGCTCGGTGAAAATGTCCGGGTTGAACTCGCCGAAGCCGTCTACTTCGTCCTTGCGCGTCACCTCGCCTTCGTGCAGGTCGGTGAGGTGCAGGACGTGGGTGATCGGCGAGCCGCTGACCTTCTTCGGCGTCTTGTACACCATTTTCTGGGGCTCTGCGGCCCGGATCGCGTCAGTAAGCGCCAGGTTGATGATGCGCTGCTCGCCGGTGGCAAGCCTTTCCGCCTGAAGGCGCCGTTGCAGCTCCTGGACCTCGGCGCGCAGGAAGCGAACTTCCTGCTCCGGCGCGTGCGCAGCCTTGAAGTCCGCGGCGCTGCGGCCCTGTGTCATCTCGCCATCTCCCGCAGTTTTCCGGCCAGCGCCTTGGTGCCAGCCCATACCGCCCGCCGCCGCCCCTCGTGGCGAACGTCAACCAGATGTTCGGCAAACTGGTCGCGGAAAGCGGCCACGTCCGGCGCGGTCAGGCCGCTGGCTTTGATAAATTCGGCCTCGTAGAGCCACGAATCCCCCATCGCGGCGAGGGTCGCGCGGATTTTCTGCGGCACGATGTACGCTCGGTCGTGCGCCGCCCGGAAATCCGCCAGCGAGCGGCCTAGTTTCGCCGCCGGCGGTGGCGCAGTGCTCGCGGGGCCTGTGCAGCCGATTCCCTTCAGCCGCTTCCGAAACGTCGCCCGGTCCATCTTCAGCGCCTTGGCTGCCGCGCTGATGCTGCCATACCGCTTTAATGCTTCCTCCGCCTGACTTTGTGTCATCACGCCACCATTCGCGCCCCGGGATACCCCCTTGCGCGTCAAAAAGCCAACGGGTCCCACCCGTACATCCGCGCCACCCGGCGGGCGGTGCGGACGAATGCCTCGTTATGGTTGCTCGGGCTCGCCAGGCCCTGGCGCTCTTGGTGCAGGTGGATCATCTCGTGCGCGACCGTCATTACGATCGTGTCCCAATGGCCGCAGCAGGCCGTGGAGACCATGATCTCGTGATCTCCGCTTGGCAGGCGCCTATACTCGCCGCGCGCGTCCTGCCGGTACGCGGTGCGGAACACCACGTCCTCGCCGTGCGGCAGCTTCCAGCGGCTGAACGGCGGAAGCGCCCGCAGGCACTCGTAGATCGCCTCAATGTGCTGTGGATGCAGGGGGAAAGTCACCGCTCAGTCGCTCCAGATTGTCAGGTGCGTCCGGTGCGTCCGGTGCGTCCGGTGCGTCCTGCGTTACTTCACCCTCCGCAGACGACAGCCAGCACGATCACGCTCGCCGCCGCCGCGATGAAAAGAATCCACGCCGTCCACGGGCTCGCCATCAGTTTGAGCAGCGCCGAGACGACGCCGCCCACCGCCTCGTCCGCCTTGGCGTCGATGTGCTCCATCTTTTTCGTTGCGCTCGTGCGCATGCGCTGCCACTTGTCTGTCATCAGTGCCTCCGAAAAACCTCGGCCTTCAGACCGAGAAGGTAACGAAAGGGTATCATTTACCCTCCGGCGCGCGCGGCGTGCGCCACACCTCGCGCTCCAGGGCACTCAGTCGGTTGTTGTTGACCCTCACCATGGTGGCGACGGCGTCATACTCGGCGATTTTGCTGAGGAGCAGGCCGCTCATGGTCGCGGCCACCGCCGCGCCGCCGATACAAACCCACATCCAGCGCCGTACCTGGTCGAGTTTACCCTCCTGGCCGGTGATGAGCCCCTGAAACGTCTGGGACTGTGCGTCGATTGCTGAAAATGCCCGCTGGAGCGATTCGCGGGTTTCCTGGTGCTTGACCTCCAACGTCGTGAGCGTTCGCAGCGACTGGTCGATGCCACGTATCGAGGTGTCGATCCGCTGGATCGACGCTTCCAGCAGGCGCACCCGGAACTCGATCAGCGACTCGCCCGGATTAGCGCTCGCCGACAGGGTTTCATCGCTCATCGGCTCACCCATCCGTTTTTGCCGGCAAGCGCTTGCCAGCCGCGCACCTGGGCTCGGCATTCGGCCCATCGCTCGCCGTTTTCTTGCAGGTTTCTGAGGAGGTCTTGTACCAGGACACCTTCCTCGGGATCAGCGGCACGGGTTCCGCCGGCGGGCGCAGCAGCTCGCCGGGGATCGTCGGCGGGGGGCACTCCTGCACCGAGGGCGCGGTTCCACAGGCCGGCAAACTCACCAGTAAACACAGGAGCGGCCAGATCAGCAGCGGGTGTCGGGTCTGCAGCCGGCCGGGCATCCGGGGTGAAAGGAGGAAAGCCCCCGGCGGGCGGCTTCCCGGCGGCTGCAGAACCGGCAGGCGCCGCAGGACGCGCCCGGCAGCGCACCAGCGCTCCAGTCGTCTCACCCAGGCGGCGCTCGAACTCCACGCGCTCGCGCTCGCGCGCGTCGCGCTCATCATTAAGCATCTCGGCCACGCCAATGGCGGCACGGCGGCCGACATCGGCCAGTCGGTCGCGCTCGGCACGCGCGGCGCGCTCGGCTTGCAGTTGAGCTGCATCACGGGCATCACCCTCCCATTTCACGCCGGCCGCGAAACTTGCGACTGCCAGGGCGATTGCCCCCAAGACCATGACCAGCAGTTGGTTCATCCCACCCCCGCTTGCCTCAAGCGCTTGCCGACACAATCGGCATGCGGCAACCCGACCCACTCCCGGCACGAGAAGCACCACACCCGGCGTCCCTGCGCCTGCTCGGGCTCGGGCTCGGGCCTAGGCTGCCGCTTGCGTTTCGCCACGCGCGGCATGGACTGGATGGCGGCGTCGAGTGCTGTCAGCGCGGCCGGCGACAGCAGTTCGGCTGCGCTGCGCCGGCGTCTCTTCACGCCGCCTTAATCAAGGTCAGGTTGTGACCGATGCGCCGCGCCCAGCCGCGCCCAAAGGCCCCCCAGGTGCTTAGGTCTGTCATCAACAGGAGCCGCTCGCCCAGGAAGCGTGCCCGCACAACGCAAACGTCAGCCGCCTGCGCTGCGGCAATCGTAATCGGGCCGATCACCCCGTCCGCCGCCACGCGCAGCGCCCTCTGCAGCATGAACTTGGCCGCGTCGCCGTGGTGAACCTGCCCGTCGAACACCTCAATGGCAATGGGTGCCGGCAGCTCGTCGCCACGGATGGCATGCCAGAAGTCGCGCAGGTAGATCAGCTTGGCGGCCTCGACCGTGAGGCCCTTGATGTCGAGGTGCGGGTAACTCGCGGCGCTGATCCCGAAGTTCGTGCCCTTCAGCTCACCCACGCCGACCCGGCCGCCTGTCCAGTTGCCCCGGTCCTCGGGGTGCGCCTGATAGCCGCCCTCGTGGCCCACCGTGCGGGCAAACGCTTGCTCGAAGGCCGGACTCACCGCAGCGCCTTCGACATCAGCACCAGCGCCAGGAGCGCCAGCCATTTCACGATGCTCATCGCCGATCACCTTCTCTCGGCGACGATAGCCGTCAGGCTCATGCCCTTGGAGAGAGCGACGTTGGCGATCAGCAGGCCGGCGTACCAGATCAGCAGGTCCTCACTCAGCGCCCCGCCCGCCTCGCGCGCCACCACGATCACGGTGAACACGGCCGCGCCGATGTTCGACCAGAGCTTGGTGTGGCTGAAGCCGCCACGGGGATCGCTCAGGATGTCTACCAGGAACTCGCGGACTGACATAGCGCACCCCAAAAAAAACCCGGCGCGAAACCGGGTCAGGGACCCCTGGTGGGGTCAGGAGGAGTAGCGAAACCGAAAGTGCGCCCATTCAATCATGGGCTTATATCTTCTTCTCGTATGGCCATTTTAGACCGCTCGATCAGCAAGTCAAGGCATTTCGGGTGAATTTTTGAAACTCAAGGGCCTCAGTAAGTCATTGATTTTTGGTTGGGGTTGCGTACAATTTTTTGTTGTGTTATACTATTCCCCGAGTTGTAGTGACGGCGCAGCCGGCGGCCGATCAACAGCCGGCACGACGAAAAGCCCCCTCCTGCGGGGCTATAGGAGATCAGAATGGAACGACTCAATCAGGTAAGACCCCTGCAGCTTCGGGCGCTGGCCAGCGCCCTGATCGCCGCCCGCGAGCCCTTCCTGGTCACGGGCGCGCCCGGTGTCGGCAAGACCGACATTATCACGGCCGCGGCCCGGGATGTCGGGGCCGACATCATCCTGAGCCACCCCGTGGTGCAGGACCCCACCGACGCCAAGGGCCTGCCCTGGGTCGGAAAGGATGGCGACACCGCCACCTTTCTTCCGTTCGGAGAGTTGGCTCAGGCGATCAGCGCCACCAGGCCAACCGTCTGGTTCCTTGATGACTTGGGTCAGGCCGCTCCTGCGGTCCAGGCGAGCTACATGCAGCTCCTGCTCGCCCGGCGAATCAACGGGCACAA